TTCTGTCCTCTTGATTTTTGAGAGCGGCAATAACAAAATGTAAAATTGAAAATATGAATAATTTGATTAGCGTAAATGATAGGATGCCGGACTTGAAACTTTCTGACGACAACGATCATGGAATCGAACAAAAAAACTACTATGAATCAGATGATTTAATATGTCAACTTATAGACGGCTCTTATGTTGTTGGGCATCTTTATAAATGTGGACGATATAAAAAAGACGATTACATTGCTTTTTTCTTGTCCTACGGTGACCGTGACCAAGTATTAGATGTAGTTGCTTGGCGGCCGCTAAACGAAGAGCTGAATAAAAAGCGCGTTGGCAATCAAGAGGATGGAATGATAGATGGTATTAGTCAAGAGAGGGACGAACGTCTGTTGAGGCATTTTGCACAATGGTCTTACGATAACTCATTAGCTCATATTACCAACGATCACATAAAAGAATACATAGAAGATCATATGCCGAAATTGTGACTAATGGACGAGTGTATGAAAAGTAGCCCATACACAGGCGTTCGGAATTATTACAAAACTTAATTAGGCTATTTTTTATACACATTGTTGTAGGTAGTATTAAAAATACGGAATATGAGCATAAAACATAAATATAGAGTAATAAGTGTAAAGACTGAGATTGTAAAAGAGTGGTTTTTAAAAAAGCATTACGCTAAGCGAATACCAAGTATAAGTTTTTGTTTTGCCCTTTTGAATGAAGAAAATCTTACAGTTGGCGTTTGTTCTTTTGGTAGACCAATAGCACACGCATTAGTACAGCATGCATTTAAAGGCGAATACCAAAAAGATTTTTTGGAACTTAATAGGTTGGTAACAAATGACGATTTAGATAAAAATGCTTGTTCTTTTTTTGTGGGACAATGTTTAAACCAATTACCAAAACCAAAAGTAATAGTATCTTATGCTGATACTTCGCAAAATCATAACGGATATATTTATCAAGCAACAAACTGGATTTATACGGGTCTTTCTGCTGAATTTATGGATTATATGGTAAAAGGTTATGAGCATTTGCATAGTGCATCTGTTATGGATATGGTAGGAAGAAGCGATACAAACGGACACTTAAATAAAGTTGAATTACTAAAAGAAAAGTTTGGTGCTGACAATGTTTACCAAGTAGAAAGACCAAGAAAGCATAGATACTTTTACTTATTAGGAAATAAGAATGACAAAAAGAATATGAAGAACAAGCTAAAATATAATATTGAATCTTATCCAAAAGGGCAAAACAAAAACTACGATGCAAGTTATAAACCAGCTATTCAAACCACTCTTTTTTGAATGCACGAACGTAGTATTTTTAATATTGCTTACAATGGAAAATGATATATGTTCGGTCGGCACGACTGATGTGATATGACGTATTATGATTATTATGACACCACCACAAAAGTAAAAATTATGGCACTTGATTTTGGACATACATGCCCTGACATAGACTCTAATATAGGAGACTTTAATGAGGCTCTTATTGATGAAATAAAATGGATTATCGAAGACTCGAGGCGTCACACCCACGAGGAAATGGTTGAACACAAAGTGTATGATACTTATGCAGGAGAAATATATAAACAATTGGAGCATTACTTTGAGGGTGTGAGATCCACGAATGAAGATATGAGAAAACAAGCCGACTGGCAGATCAACGAATTAGAAGATCAATTAGAAGCCACTAAAGATGAACTCGAAGAACTCAGGGAGTCTATGGTTAAGCTCGAAGAACTGGTCTGATATTAATCATAATGGCTTAGATATATAAATCGTAAATAGAGCGAAATATGAAATACGAAAAGACAATAAAACTTATTGAAGATAGGATAAATGAATTATTTTATAATAGACCAGCTACAGAAGAAAATATCAACGAACAGTCAGAGCTTGTAGAGGTGAAAGATATGTTAATTGAAAAACGAAAGTTAGCGAACGTATGATTTTATATATCGTGTTATGATGAGTGCCTTATTACGAGACTATGAACGAACCCAAAAGCTACCAAGCGTCAACGAACTATTGGACTGGCGAAACAGATTAGAAGTTCTACGAAATGCCGATAATGAAAATCCTATCGCTTGGTATGATAACGAGATAAAAGCCTGTGACGAACTACTGGCGAAGCATTCATTATAACGGTTTGTATATGATTTCGGCTGACGATAGGAAGCTGAATTATATACTTTGTTACCCACCGTTTTTAACCGAAAATAAATAGATAAATACAGAAATTATGAATAATAAAGAAAGAGCCTTATTGGTGGCTGAAAAAGCACATAATAACCAAACTTACGACATATACCCTTACATATACCACATTAGACAAGTGGTAAAGATAGCTGAGGAACTTGGATTTGATGAAAGTATTGTAGTTGCTTGTGCATTGCACGACACTTTGGAAGATACCGAACTTTCATTTAATGACCTTAAAAAAGCCTTTGGTGAGGAAGTTGCCGAAATTGTTTACTGCGTAACTGATGAACTTGGAAGAAACAGAAATGAACGTAAAGCAAAGACTTATCCAAAAATACAAGGCAACTGGAAAGCTACTATTGTAAAAATATGTGATAGAATTGCTAACGTAAACCAATCTAAAGAATACAATAAAAGGCTTTTTGAAATGTATCGAAAAGAACACGACATTTTTTGCACAAGCTTGATGAGTAAAAACCATCCTCATAGCGAAACCAATAAGGCGTGGCAAAAGTTAAACCTACTTATGTTAAATGGTGGGTAATGGAAAAGGCTATGTGGCTGTACGAAGTATGCTCATCATAGCGATAATTATATGCTGGCTCACTGTCAGTACTAAACTAAAATTTGAAACACTTAAAAAATAAAAATATGTCAAACTACTTAGCTTATGGGGAGGTCGCAGAAGGATCAGGATGGGCAAACAACCAAGACTTAGAGTTCCTTAAAAACCAGTGGTGCTTTGCAATGAGGATATTTGAAGTCCCAGAAAATTTCAATATGGATGAGTTTAATAAACTCGAAAAGCCAAGATACCCCAAAATAAAAGACCTATATCCACTTGTCCATAAAGACAATAGCCTAATTCATGAATCGGAATGATTTTTATTTTTTATGCCAAGTTCAACCACAGTTTTCAATCGAAGAACTAAACTGAGCTTGCATATAATGTACAAGTGATAAGATGAGTAAATAATTAATTGAGTAAAGCAAATAAATATGATAAAATACAATTTTGAAGACATCGATGATTATGATTTCTCGGCAATAGTTAGAAGTGAAAAAATACCAGACGGGAACTACGAAATCATAGAACACAAAGCTTATCAAGAACGAAGATGGGTAGAGAAAAAAACAGATACATCTACATATCTAAAAGATAATCTATGGCTTAAAGGTGTCTTTGTAGGTACAGGTGGGGGTGGCTAATTGTTTATTCATTCTTATCACGTATTATCATCTGTCCTTTGGGGGTGGATTTTGAGACGTGGTAAGGATGGATGATAATGGTTCTGAGGTATGCATCGGATTTATCGAATTTGAAAAACTAAAATATAATTATGAACGGAATAGTTTCATTTAGACTCTGCAAATTAACCAACAAAGAATTAGCGCAGAAAGTAGACAAGATGACCGACAATCTCTACAAGCTCGGTCCAGAAAAAGTAATATCAAGGCATATACCTGCAAGACCTGATGAAGATTATGACTTACTCGTAGGAGAGCTTGTAATGCGGTTCACTGAGCTTTACGATAAGCTCGATAAATCTGATGACATACCGAATATTATGGAGAGTCATCAACCAGTAACCGATTAGCAAGCAGTACAAATGTGTCAACACTCTATAGGCGTTATCGAAGATCATCTTAATGATTCTCCATAATGTCAAATTGTAATCTCTGTGGCGGCACGACATGGAGTATTACATATTATTATGTGCCGTTAATTACAAAAAAATTAAACTTATGATAGAATATTCAACAATTAAAAACTGGACAGGAAAGGGTGTCTTATTGGTGAGTACAATGCCAATATCAATACACGAAGGCGATAATTACATAGCTGAAGGATTATCTGGAGATAATGTATTTACATGTCCGCCAAACTCAAATAAGGTAGCAAGAAAAGTTATCGCTGTTAGCTATGATTTAGACTGGGGTAAAACTGGAAACAACACCCTTGATAAATTGCCGAAGCTCGACTTCTAATGGCACATAATACCTATGTAAACATCTGCGACCAAAGGGAGTTGTGTTTTACATGATGTTATCTCTCAGTGCGGTAGGAGGAGGACTCGAACCCCAATCCATAAAGATCCACCGGATTTCAAATCCGAGCGCACTCCATTGTGCTATTCACCTACCATTATTTAGAGACAGTGAGCAGATTCGAACTGCTGTAAGAGGGTTTGCAAGCCTCCATCTGATACCACTCGATTACACTGTCATTTAGCGGATGGGTGAGGGAATTGAACCCTCGCTACCTTTCGGTAGGCTTGTTTAGCAAACAAGTGCAACAAACCAGCATTTGCCTACCCTCCGTTTTATGTAGTGACGGTTGGACTCGAACCAACATCTTCGATTTTTCAGACCGACGCTAAGACCTCATCAGCTACGACACTATTTTTAGAGGGGAAGTAAGGAATCGAACCTCTTATCCGAAAGGCGACGGGTTTACAATCCGTCTTGCTTCACCACAGCGATAGCTTCCCCTTTTTTTGCACACCAAGTAGGATTCGAACCTACAAGTCACGGTTTTGGAGACCGCTTACCACTCCATTGGGCTGATGCGTTTTACTGTATAAATCCTTTGCATGCCTAATTCTGTGACAATTAGCGCAAAGCGGAATACATTTTCTTATTTCATTTTTCAACATCTCCATGCTATGGTTTATTAGATTCCCAATTGTATCTTTTTTATCATTCACATGATGTAAATCACATAAATATTCAAAGCCTTTAAAGCTCATAGCACAATCCGTACAACTTTGCATTCCCTTCCATCTAAGTAAAAATTCTCTCCTAAAATTTTTACGCACTTTCTGGCGGGATAGTTGCCTATCTTTATTCCTGTAATACCACCTCCTTCTGGACTCTTTTGACCTAGGATCGTTCTTATCTTTATATGCCATGCAGTCTGTTTTAGTGCTCCTTGTCAGACTCGAACTGACACCTTTACGAGTTTTAAGCCCGTTGCCTCTGCCTAATTGGGCCAAAGGAGCAATTGTACCTATAGAGAGATTCGAACTCTCACGCATTTCTGCAATGGTTTCTAAAACCACCGTGTCTCCCGTTCCACCATACAGGCATAAAAAAAGGCCCCTTACAACTTAATGCAAGGAGCCTTTTGGGTATATTTTATATCAATCTAACCTATACCAATATCCTTGCTTTTGAGCTGAAGAACCAGCTAAAGAGACAATAGGATAACGATAGTATGTTATGTATAACTTTCATTGAGACACAAATATAGTTCTTTTTTTTTAATGTACCCCCAGTAGGGATCGAACCTACATAGCCCATATTAAAAGTATGGTGCATTAATCCAGTTATGCTATGAGGGCATAGATATAGCATTCAGCAAAGTGCTGTTACTTAATCTGTTTATATTTTGCCCTCATTGACATTTAAAATGATTTAGCGGTCATAGACGGATTCGAACCGACAATCTCCTGATCGACAATCAGGCAACATACACCCATATGCTGTATGACCTTTTTTTAGTACAGGATCAAGGAATCGAACCTTGCTAATCTTGTATGTAAAACAAGCGCACTACCCAGAATGCGAATCCTGCATTTAATTTTAGTTACCCCACGAGGACTCGAACCTCGACGATCGCGGTAGAAGCACGACATCCTTCCATTTAGATGATAGGGCAATTTTAGTTGGCCCCGTGAGATTCGAACTCGACTATCTCCGCATTATGAGTGCGGTGCTTATACCACTTAAGCATGAGGCCAGTAAAAAAATAGTAACCCCTGAATGATTCGAACATTCACTATACGGGCCGAAACCGTGTGTCCTTCCGTTAGACGAAGGGGCTAAAAATAAGCGATACTATTGTGGGACTCGAACCCACACCTGCGCAACTCGAAGAGAAGACCGAACTTCCAGTTAATTCTAAATAGTATCCCCTGAGCTATGTGTTGGAATCGAACCAACTATCATTGGGTTACAAATCCAAGGCATCGCCAGCAATGCTTACATAGCATAAAAGCACCTCTATCCGTCTTCACCAACTCTGATCAATGACTTGGTATTGCAATTAGAAGACATAACTTTTTACAGAGTCAAGGTTCAACTTTCGTTGGAGCGGCAGTAGGGAATCGAACCCTATTCTCCTGATTGGAAGTCAAGTCATCATCCAGATAAATGCTTCAGCCGCTTATTGTTATTACCACTTTTGGCAATCTTAGTTGGAGCAATAGGATTCGAACCTATGTTTTCAACCACTACGTAAGTCCACAGTATCAGTGTGGCCCGTTATGCTCCAGTATTCAGCGATCAAGGAGAGAATCGAACTCCCTATGTCCAGATTAACAGTCTGGTGCTATTCCTTATCAGCTTCTCGATCATTCTTGTGGAAAGCTAGAGAATCGAACTCTACACAGTCTGATTGCAAATCAAACTCGCCAGCCTTGGGACATGGCTCCCCTTGAATACGTCTCTCCGTATTGTCACCCGATTTTGTTACTTGGTAAGGTCTCCAATTTCGTTGCGCAGGTGGGACTCGAACCCACGTCATTTGGCTTATGAGACCAAGCTGGAACCACCTCCAGTCCACCGCACAATGTTTATTTCAAAGAACTACAAATAAAAAAAAGGCCACAAATTTTACTTCGTGGCCTTTTTAATTTTTCTATTCAGAATATTTAAATATCGTAGACCACGAAATGATATCGATCATTCGCCTTCATGCCCGTTACAATATTTATCCTTCTTGAATTCATTTTTTTGTTTGTCTGGTGCAAATATAGTGTTTTTTATTTAACAGAAGATCGTCCAAGATTCGAACTTGGGTTATTGGGGCCAAATCCCAATGTGATAACCACTACACTAACGATCCTTATTTAGTAACCCATGAGAGAATCGAACTCTCGTTTGCACATGGAAAGTGTGCCGTCCTAGCCACTAGACGAATGGGCCATTAATTATTAGGTGTCTGATGGGATTCGAACCCACACCTCCCTGCATCACAAGCAAGTGCTCT